GACCAGGCGCGTGGCCTTGGTAGTCGGTCGCGCCGTCGCTGCCTCTTGGTGGCGTCAGGCGGTTGCCGGCTTCCTTTTGGCGGCGGTTGTCTACATCGCAATCGCGCCGGCGGTGGTGCCCTTCGTGGTTCCTATGTCGCATTACTACACGCTGGATGACCTCCACGTTGAGGACGCTACCTTTGGGAAGAGTCCTGAAATGGTGGTGGCTCGGCAGATAATTCGCCCATTTCGGGGCCGGTACGAGGTGGAGATTGAGCGCGTAAGCGGCAGCGAATACGAGCTCTACAACGCCTGTGGCTCCTATGGAACGCCTGAATTCAGTTACAGGCCGGGCCGTGTGTTGCCGATCCCGCTTACCCTTGACTGGTGGCTGGGTATCCCACCTAACCGGGAATGCAACCTCCCGCCGGGGAGTTATCGGATCATCACGACAGTAAGCGCACGCTCGTTCTTCGATGCCATCCTGACCCAGCGAGTGGTGTCAAACACCTTCACCATTCGGCCCCCCAGGAAGAAGCGAAAATGAGCTTCGCCGTCACCTACTTCCTAGCCTTCCTGCCGGCGGCGACGGCCTACTACTACGACGGCAGGGCGCCAGAACCGCGCATCAGGCACGAGGTGAACGTCGCCTATCGGACGATTTCCGATTGCCTCATCGCCGCGGAGGCGAAGGACCGCTTCTATCGCATGGGCAGCTCGTGGCTCGTCTATTCCGCCTGCACAATCGACAATCCCAACGATCACAGGTGACGCGATGAGCGACTTTGACCGGGCGTTTGAGAAGGTTATCGGCCACGAGGGCGGTTATGTGAACCATCCGAAAGACCCTGGCGGGGAAACCAAATTCGGGATCACCAAGCGGACATATCCGAGCGAGGACATCAAGGGGATGACCCTTGAGCGGGCCAAGGCGATCTATAAGCGCGATTTCTGGGACAAGGTTCGCGGCGACAGTCTCCCTTGGCCTGTATCGTTCAACGTGTTTGACGGGGCGGTAAACAGCGGCGTTGGACAATCCGCCAAGTGGCTCCAGCGCGCGGTTGGCACGACCGACGACGGCAAGATTGGCCCGATAACGCTCGGAGCGGTGAATGCGGACGATCCAGACGTTGTGTCTGCCCGCTTCAACGGCCATCGGCTCCAGTTCATGACCGACCGCGATACATGGTCGGCATTCGGCAAGGGATGGTCCCGCCGCATCGCCGGAAACCTCCTCGCCTGACATTCCGCGCGAAGCGGTTTCGCCGGCCCGGCGCAAGGGCTTCCCCAAACATCGGAGTTTATCATGCGGACCCTCCTCGGCGGGGCCCTCGGCCTCGCTCTTCTCGCTGCGCCTGCGTTTGCGCAAGACACCACCGTTGCGGTTGGACCGCTCGTCTCGTTCGTTCTGCCGATCATCCTGACCATCGTGGGCGGCGTGATCAGCATCGCGGTTGCGGTTCTTGTGCCGATCATGGTCAAGAAGTTCGGCTTGCAGAATGAGGCGAACATCCGGGACGCTATCCAAACCAGCCTGACTAACACCGCGGCTGGCGCAATCAACAAGCTCGGGGCCCGCGCGATGGATCTCACGGTTGATGTGCGCAATCCGGCTGTCGCTGATTTAGTTCAGCGGGCGGTCAACGGAGCGAAAGACAGTTTCGGAGAGGCTGGCCTTACGCAAGAAGAGATTGCGCGTCGCGTGCTCGAAAAGATTACTGAGCAGCTAACCGCTGCCGGAATCGTGTCGGCCACTGGCGACAGCGGCAGCATTATCCCCACGAGTAAGCCATGAGCATTGAGCGGGCGCTCGTCGTCGTCGTGCTCGTCGTGCTCGTCGTCTGGATGGTGACGAGGCTTCTCTAATCCCCAATCAAAGGTTGATCCCATGAAAGTCTTCATCCTCGTGGGCGCTGCGGCGCTCGCTCTCTCCGGCTGCGCGGACCTCACTACCTGGACCGGTCTTACCGCCGAGCAGCAGCAGTGTATCGCCCTGGCGGCGGTCACTGAGGCACAGAAGGACACCCCCATGGCCGACAAGATCGCAGCTGTCGAGCTGGCCTGTGGCGTGTCCCGCACGGCTCTGATCGAGACTGCAATCCGCGCGGCCATGGCCGGGTTGGAGGAGTGATCCTCTTCGTCTATTACCTCGCGATGGTCCGCTGTTTTTACAGCGGGCCTTTCGCCCGGTGAGCGTCCAATCCCAAATCGACGCGGCGGCGGCGGGATCAACCGTCACCGTCGCGGCGGGCGTGCATCGTGAAAATCTCTACATCGGCAAGCCGCTCAAGCTGGTCGGCTTGCCGGGCGCAATCATCGCCCCGAGCGGCGGATGGAACGCCATTACCGTCAAGGCCAACAACGTCACGATCGAAGGCCTAGAGATCGTCAATGCGCCGGGCGACGGGATCGAGTGCGATGGCGTCCACCACGTCACCATTCGACGCTGCACGGCCCGCTATTGCGGCGAGAGCGGAATCCAGTTCAATCGTTGCGACTGGTTCTTGGTCGAGGATTGCACAACCTACGGGAACGCGGAAACCGGGTGGTTTTCCGGCATCTCCGCGTGGCAGAATAAGGTGCTCGCCGCGGGCACTCTCATTGGCGGCTTCCGCAACATCATCCGCAATTGCATCTGCTACGGGCAGAACACTTGGAATGCCAGTTCGATGCAGCAGGACGGGAACGGGATCGTTCTGGACGATTTCAATAACACGCAAGGCGGCGGCGAGCCCGGCGGCTACACGCATAAGACGCTGATCCACAATTGCCTGTGCTACGACAACGACGGGAAGGGCATTCACGTCGTCTGGACGGACAATGTGACCGTTCGTCTCTGCACTTGCGTCAACAATAGCCTGAACCCGCTTAACCCGGCAACATGGCTATCGGAAATCTCTGTCGCCCACAGCAAGAACGTGACGCTCGACAGAAACATTGCCGTGTGCTCGCGCGGCGCCGGTTCGCTGGCGAATAAGCGGGCGTACAACAACACCTCGCCTTCGTGGGCTCCTGCGTTCAACACGACGAAGTGGGCGGGCAATGTCGGATGGGACGCCGCAAGCACGCCATCGATCCGCCTCGACATCGGGAATGCTGCGCCGAGCTCGGCGGGGCTGAAGTGGCTCAACCCTAAACTCGCCAACTACGTGCCGACAGTCGCGACAGCCGCCGGCTGGCGGCCCCTAACCTGAGGAGGCATATCTTGTGAGCATTCAATCTCAGATCGAAGCGCTAGAAGCCGCGATTGATGGGCTTCGCACCGTTACCGCCGGCCTCATGGTTTCGACGGCGGAGGCCAAGGTTGCGCTAACCGCTCTTGAGGCTCGGGTCGCCGGGATCGAGATGCTGCCGATCGACCCGGAGCTCGGGCCGCGGGCGGCAAAGCTGGAAGCCACAATCAAAGACCTCGACTGATGGACGACCTCACTCGTCGCCGGCTTATGACGCAGGTGCGGGTGTCTCTTCTCGTTCTGGAGGAACTGCGGGCGGCTCAGGAAGAGGGCCGCCCGCTCCGCTGCGCCCGCGCCGACATGCGGAAGGGGGCGGAGTGGGCCGAGCGCGAACTGCGTAGCTTGGTCTGGAATTATTACGACATGCAAACGCGGCGGGCGGGGTATCGGTGATGATGAGGCCGCGCCCGGAAGACCTTGCCGACGAATGGCGGGATCAACGCGACTGGCCCAGCGATCTGCCGGAAAGCTACCAGCGCGATCCCGACCCGGAGCCGTCACCATGGTTCTTCCGGGCCTGCCTCGTGGGTGTGGCGGTCTTCGGTGGGGTCATGTGGTGGATGTAGGGGCTATCGCGCGGGCCTCATCATCGCTAACCCGCCAAGCCAGCCCGGTACGGTTGTAGGCTGCCCATCCCTCTGTTGTCCGGTAAACGCCGATTGGCTCACTCATCGGGGCTCATCTCCTGTGGCTGCGGCGGGGCGCGCCATCCAGTGCGTCGGCTCGCCGTCGACCGGGAAGGTGCATCCCGTCTGCTCGGCGTAGAGTTGCCGCCAGTGCGGTTCACCCCAATCATCCTCGGATTCCCAAAAGCAATCTGGCCGACGCACATCTCCAACCCATAGGTCGACTAGCGTTCCGTCCTTCGGCGCGTCCGCGATTGGCTGCCAGTCACTCATTGGGGCTCATCTCCTGTGACTGCGGGGCGTAGGGGTTCGAGTAGAGCGTCCCGTCTGGGAAATGGTATCGCCCGCATTTGACGCAGGCCCAACGGGCATAGGCGTTACTCGGCGCAGTCATCGGCGCATTTCCCCTTTCCGGGGAAAGCGACGGAACCGGCGGAATTAGTGCCTTGAGAATCGGGCGATCGTTCTCCGCGCCGCACCTCCCGCACTTCATCGCTCATCTCCTGTGGATGCGGGTCGGCGAGGCGGTCAAGGAACGAGTAGACCGGCTCCCTGCAAAGGCTCGACGCCAGTTCGAGGGCGCCAGCGTCGCCAGCCCTGGCGGCTTCCGCGACCGTCCATGCGAGGTAGTCTCGGACGATCACGGCCGCCTCACGGACGCGCTCGCTCGGCTCAAGCCTCATCGCTCATCTTCCTGTGCCCGCGGGGCGACGGATCGCCACCACGGGCGCAGATGGCCGGAATTGGGAGCGCGCCCCTCGGCGCGGATGATGCTCCGCCGGTCCGCGATGAACCAGCCATCGTCGTGGATCATCAGCGTCCAGCCGAGCAGCGAAATCAGCCCGTCTCCATTTTTAAACTGACAAGTCATTGATTCATTACCTCCGGTCGTAGTCGAGGAAGAACTCAGTAATCCGTTTCATATCAACGCCTTGACAGCCATTCCCCGTAGGGTGTAAGGGTCGAAATGTTCTCGCCCGATGTTGCCGGTTCGGACGCGTTTCGTTTCCCCACCATCTGACCGTCAGAGTGGCCGATGTAATACGCGCGCTCAGTGGCGGACCGAACGATTTCGAATAGGTCGCCGAGGGAATCTATCTCCGCGATAGTGGGCAGCGTCTCCGTCCGCACGTCTTCGCCGAGCCGAGAATGCACCGCAGCACTGGTTAGCAAGGTTCCTATCGAACCGACGAAGACAGCGCCGCCAAGCTCGTTGATGTTTGATATTACCCATCGCTCAAATTCCCACGCCGTAAGAGTCCGCCGAGCCTGCCCCATACCGTGCATTGCTGCGCGGATGTGAGCTTGAGCCTCGGCGACACTTGGAAGGTTCGTCATTCTGCTCTCCTGATCCTCGTCACATTCGTCGGCTTCGTCTCGGCGAGCTTCGCCAGCGCGTCGTCGCTCGCCCGCGCCCGGTCATATGCCTTCGTGTACACCTGGGCCGAGGCGATGCTTTCATGCCCAAGCACGGACATGATCCCGTGCGGCGATACCCCAGCCTCCGCCAGACGCCTCCCCAGGGCCTTCCTCAGCCCGTGTAGGCTCAGGTGCCGCCCGTTGCGGTCAGCCGCCCCCAGCCCCGCCTCCGCGACCCATGCGCGGAATTTGTGGACGAGGCTCCCCTGCGAGCGGGGCAGCCCTTCCGCCGTCTCCAGGAACGTCAGCCGGGCGCGCGGCACCAGCGCCAGCGCCTCGGCGAGCTCGGGAAGGATGGGGATGTTCACCTCGGGCGTTTCCTCGGTGCCTTTCCGCCGCTCGGTCTTCTGCCGGCGGTAGCGGATGCGGTCGCCGTCTACGCCCGGCCAGCCGAGCTTCACCAGATCGACGCCAGAGGCGCCCGTCCCCGCGGCAAGCTCGAACACCAGCCGGGCGGTCGCTCCCAGCGGCCAGTGCGCGCGGTAGGCGTCGAGCTCGTCGTCGCGCCATGTTCGATGCCCGCCCGGCTTGAGCGGGGGCAGTGTCTCCAGCCCGTCCGATAATGGGTTGTTTTCGATGAAGCCGATCCGCTTGGCGTACCTGAGCAGGCCAGCCATCACCTTCGTCCAGTTGTTCGCGGCGCTGGGATGCTCGCTGAAACTGTCGCGGATCATGATGATTTGAGCCAGCGTCAGGATGGATACCTGACCGCGCATCGCCCATTCGGCGTTCCCTACGCGGAAATCGTCCATCACCCGGTCGGCGTGCTTACGGGTGCTTGCGGACCAGTTGCGGTATCGCGGCGACTGCCGGAACCGCTGGACAAGGTCGGCGAAGCTGCCGGGCTCCGGGTTCGTACGGTATGGTCCGCGTTTCATTTCGGCGGCTCGGGAAGCGGCTGCCAATGGGTAATGCCCCATTCGCCCGTAAATCCTACCGCAGTTGCAGACACATCCCCCTCGGGATAGTGGTAGACGCGCCCGATTTGAATGCCGGTTTTCGGCCCCCATACGAGTACGTAGTCCGGTTGCCGCGCGTATGGCGCAGTCTCGATCGGCTGCCACATGCTCATTTCCCCCGCCCCGAAACCAATGCAGGAAGCGCGACCTTATCCCCCTCGGCCGTTTCCGCCCGGATAGTGTAGGTTCCCCCACGCGACACGGAAACCTCAACCTTTGCCGCATCGCGGTCGCCGAGCAGGGCGCGCACGACCTGCACGCTCTCGGCGATCTGCTCGGCGCGGCTTAGGTCGGTCACGGCGTTTCACCATCCCGAATAACGGCGGCAACTTCGCGGCCCAGGGCGGTTATGACGAACCAGTCCGCGACCCATACCGGATTGAGTCGGGCAATCAGATCAAGTTCATAGAGGCGCCATGCGGGGCGGAACTGGTTGGCGTAGTACGCTTTGCCGTCTTCGGTTTCGGCGAGTGCAGTCAGCTCGCGCGCCTGTGCCTTAGTCAGTTTCTGCACGATCTGTTTTAGCGCGATCTTATCGTAGCGGTCCATCACCCCCACCACTACCTCATCCACACGACGACAGTCCGCCATCCGTGGTGCGTGTGCCTGCGGAAGCGAAAGACACGGCCAATGCGGGGTCCTCTGTTGCGACGGCGGCGCCAGCGGGTCACGGCGTCTCGGCCTCCCGGACGCCCGCGCAAACGGGGCACGCCTCGCCGGGATCCAGGATGATGCTGCAACGCGGCGACACGCATTCCGCCGGCCTTTTCGTCTCGGCCTCCCGGATGGCGTCGATACGGGCGAGGACAGCGCGGATCGGCGTCAATCTGGTTTCCGGCGATCCGAGCGCGGCTAGAGTGCGCCCGGCGTACTCCAGCGCCTTCGTCGCCTCATCGAGCGCGGCGAGAGCGGAGGCGAGGGCTTCGGCCATCTCGGGTGCGAGGGCGAGTAAATGGGCGTCAGCTTCCTCCGCCGTGTCGCATACGGTTCTGCCATGAACGCCGCGCGTCATAATCTCGAAGAGATCGCCGTCTTCGTCGGGGAATCGAACCTTCCACGGCCCTGGCGTATAGCCTTTGGGAATGGTCAAACTCACCGGCTCCCCTCCCCTTGCTGTGCGCGCTCTCGGATTACAACCTCATGCGTCTTGTTGCACTTGACGCAAAGCACCGCGATTCCGATGCGCTCTGCGTTGGGGTTGACCCCCGGCGGATCGAAAGCATCCAGGTAGCGTTCATCGGAAATGACCGCATCGTAAAACGCTTTCCTGCAGCACCGGAAGCACAGGCAATAATCGACGGCGGCCATTATATCCTCTCCCCTTGCTGTGCGCTCAGGGCGGCGGCGAGGGCGGCGCGCATGTCCCGGCAATACTCATCGTCCGATGCGCCGATCGGTCTGGGGGATGAAAACCACACATCGAGAGCTACACGCACCGCCGCATCGGACCAGTCAACGGGCGGGGTCCAGCCGGCGCTGATGGCGGCCTCGGCAGCCTTGATCGCGCATCGTCGCCGAAAGACGATTAGGGACGATGTTCCTTCCCAATCGGAACCGGCGAAGAACGCACCGGGCGCTTCGTCGAAGAACGCCTGGAAGATCAGCCGCGCCAGCGCCTCGCGGGCCTCGTCGGGGGTGTCGATCACTGCTTCGTCTCCGTCGCTTCGAGCATCTTCGCCATCGCCACGTCGAAGACCCGATCCAGGGTCTCGTGCATCTGCTCGCGCGTCATGTCGATCATATGGCCGGTGATAGCCGCTGCCGTCATGGCTGCGACGTAGGCCACGATCGGATCGCCGCTGATCGAATGGATGTTGTGCGCCGCGAGAACGGCCACACGGCTGATCGGCAGGACGACGGTCATTGCGGGATCTCCATATCTAGCGCGGACAGAACAAGTGGCGCGACCACCTCCGCCACGATCATCCCGGCCAGCGCCCCGCCGAGAAGGCAGGCGAGGAGAGCGGAGGCGACGTGGAGGCAGTAGCCGCGGCGGGCTGTGGATGTTCGGATCATCGGGACGCCCACACCCGAAACGTGATGGCGGCGTCCCTGTACGCATGTTCGCGGATGCGGTGTTCAGCGATAATATCTTCATGCACGGAGGTCATAGCTAAGTGATCCTCTTCGTCCGCGAAAACGTCCAACGCCTCGGCAGCCATGCCCCATGCCTCACGCTCGCTCATCATCGGGGGCTCCATCCCTTCACGGTAAGAAGGCCCTCGGAGGCCATGATGGTTTGCGTCTCAAGCACCGCCCGGAGAATTTCGTAATGGGGCGCGAACCCGATCTCTTGCTTGCGGTGGCAAGCCCTACATCCGTAGAAGCCGAAGAAGTCCGGCGGCTTGGTTCCTGTGCCGCTATTGATGCGGACATGGCAGAAACAGACCGTTTCGTCGTTCGGCTCACAGTCACGCAGCCGCAGGGTGCATGATTTCCCCCGTGCGCTGTCGGTCAGGGCCTTGGACTTGATGCGCCGCGGGTGGGGGACGGGGCGAAGTTCTTTCATCGGGCAGACCCGAACCCGCGCTCGGCGGCCCGCTGATTGGAGTTTACCGATCTCCAGTAATCAATCCGGGCGATGGCGGCTTCCCGCTTCGCCTTCAACACTTCGGCTATCTTCGTGGCGTCGAACAGGTCATCAATTGCCAGCTTGTACGTGCCGCTGGCGTAGGCTTCCCGCTCCTGCGCTGCGGCAGAGTTCTCGCCGCTGGACTTCATCGCCAGCGCCTTGATGTGGCGCAGCATCGCCTCGGCCTTGACGACCTCGGCGCGGGAAACGCCGTATTCCATCGCCGTATCCGCGAGAAATCGCACGGCGGCCTCGGCGCGCTCCTGCTCCTGCGTCACGATACCCGAACCTCACCCATGACAATCGGCTCACGGAGTTCGGCCATCCGCTTGTTGAACGCGTCTAGGACGCGGTGGTATGCCGGAGGCGAGGCGACCCGCATTTCCATGATAAGGTCCTCGCGCTTGTGCCACTGCGCGGCACAGCCCCTCTCAGACTTCTTCGCGGCGAAGGCTGCAATTAGGGCGTCGGCGACAGCGTTCTGAAACTCGACCGGGGATGCGAACTCGGGGAGGCTGTCGCGAATGCCGTCAACCCATGCGTCACGGAGCCCCTGGGACGCGGCCTGAGCGGGGTTCTGCGGTTCGGCTACCTCGCCAGTCTCTGGATCGTGCGGCGGCTCCAGGCTATCCCGGAACGCCTCTCGCCGGGCCTCGATGGGCGGGCGCTTGGGTGCGGCCTTCGCAGCGGCGTTGCCGTCGTCATCCTCGGGGGCGATGCCGGCGAGGTCCATCAGCCCATAGCGCCGGGCGTAGGTCTTCGCGGAGCCATATCCCTGCATATCGTTCCTGCCGACGATGAGGCGGACGCGGGTTGAAAACCGCTCGCCGCTCTCGTGCAGGAATACCGTATCGACGTACTCGCCGCGCTCATCGAAGCCGCTGAGGTACTGGACCCCAAAGCCGTTAGCGTGGAGCGCCGGGAAAACCGCCTCCTGCACCGTGGAGAGGTCGGCGTACTTGCGGCTGAAGTGCGGGTTATTCGTCGCTTTTCTGGCCGGCTCCATTGCCGCCTGCGCTGTGATGAATGCCTTAATTGCTGCGGTCATCGCTCATCTTCCTTCGTTTCAGGCGCCCCCGGCGCTATCGGTGAGGGGGCAACGACTGCGCCGGGGGCTCTCCGATGCGGAATGCACCGGATGGGTGTTCAGAACAGCAGCACGATCTGCACGAGCGCGTAGGCCCATACAGCGACGGCGCCGCCAGCGATAACGCCCCACACGAGGGCGGTGTACGGGTCGGCGCGCTCGCGGGGCGGCTCGGGATGGCGGGGGCGGAAGGGGATGACCATCGGATGAAATCCTTTCACCGGAGACTGCGCCGCTCCGGCTCGGCGGGAGAAAACTCAGGTGTCGAGGCTGGCGCGGAATGCCGCGCGCTGGCCGTCGATGGTGAAGACTTCGCGCAGGTCGCTCTCGGCGTCGGCAATCTCGCGCAGCAGCTCGCGGGCCACTTGCGCGGATATGCCGTGCCGCTCCATGAGGTCGATGGCGCGGGCGGTGCAGTTCTGGAGGTGGGCGAAGGCGTCGGAGAAGGCGGGGCTATTCATCACCATCCATCCTCATGGGCGCAGGCGTTGCAGACCGTATCGGCCGAGCGAGTGCCGCAGGCCCGGCATCGGTTCCTCGGCGCTTTTTCGGCGGTGTCTCGCGGCATGAGCCATACCATCACCGCTCGGTGCAGGGCCCTCAGCCAGGCCATCGCAGGCGTATGAACTGTCATCACCAACCAGCCTCATCTGCGCAGGCGTCACACGTCGCGGTGGTGGAGAACTCGCCGCAGAACCGGCAGTGATGCCCCCGCGCACTGTCGGCGGCTCGGATCGCCTCAGCCTTGGCCCATGCGATATCGGAGAGGTTGTCGGCGCCGACGACAACCTCGTGCATGGCGGCTCGGTCGCGCTTGAAGACCATCTCATTTCTCCATCTGGCAGCGCCAGCGCGTGACCTTCTGGTCGCCGCGGGGCGGGAAGTTCTTGGCAATCTCGGCTTGGCCGGCGGCCATGCAGGTCATGAGAGAGGCGCCGGGAAGGGCGAGGGTATGGACTTCACACAGTGTCCCCGCGCAGAGGGTGACGATGAGCGTGACAATCTCTGCGGGCATCTTGATCCCCCTATCTCGCCGTCCCGGCGTGGCGGCCTATGGGAGATAATCTATGCGAAACTCATAGACAGCGCAAGCCCTAATTTATGGGAAATGCATAGGCTGGCGACACCAGCCCGCGAATCATGCTACGGTCGGCGCATGGATGCGATGCTCCAGAGCGCGGCGGTGCGGCAGTTGATGGTTGCCTACCTGGACGTGCTCCGGTTCCAGGTCGAGCTAGCAGCGGCCATGCGCGAGAGCACAGGCGAGCCTATCCGGCCATTTGACACGGTGGTTAACCTAGAGGTGTGGGTGTTCCCAGGCACATTGCAGCAGGAGGTAATCAACAGCCTCAGCGCGCCCCGGACATCAACGCGGGACAGCCTCGCCCGACTGGTAAGGGCAGGGCTAGTCGAGAAGGACGGCGGGAGGTACCGACCCGGGCCGGTGACGCTGAAGGTAGTCGGCGAGCGCGCTCCCGAGCTGCTTCGGTTGCTTTTCCGCGTGTGTGATGCCGCAGCCGCGTTCAAGGCGGCCTATGGGCGGCTGCCGCCCCTCTGACGATTGCCCCCCCCCGATCAATCGTTCATCCTAAAGGCGAATTTAAAGTAGGGGGTGGGGTTGTTCGATGCGAGAATTATTCTGGCCGGCGATTGCCGGGCTTTCGGCGGCTGCGCTTTTTGAGCTCATCAATCTGGGTCGGGAATACCAGCGGCTCGCCGATACACGTAAGCGTCATCGAGAAGCTTGGCTTGATATTCCGCCGGAAGATCCTGAAAAATCGCCTGAAGCTCATCCGCCAGAGGATTGAGACCGGGGCCGGTCCCGGTTAACAGCCACGCTTGTGAGACCTTGAACGCCTTCGCGTAGCGGGCCGCGCTGCGCCCGAGCCCGCCTCCGTTCTCGTGTTGGGCATATGTCGGGTATGGCCATCTGAACTTATCCGCAGCAGCCGCAGCGGACGGGAACTTTGCGGCGATCCGTGCGGCCTTCAACCGGGCTGAGCGGGCTTCATTCTCATTCATAAATGCGTTTTGGCACGAAAATCCAATGGATTTCCCATTTGACATATCTATGGATTTTACATAGATTGTCGGCATGAACACATCCTCCGACATCCGCGACCTGCGCGCCCGGCTTGGCTGGAGTCAGGAAAAGCTCGCGGAATATCTCCGCGTCCATCAGTCCACGGTTTCGCTCCTGGAGCGGAAAGAAGGCCCCATCAAAGGCCCTATCTCCGTTCTCCTAGCCCAACTGGCGGTGGAAGCGGCTTCGCAATGACTGAAGGGCTCGACGCTCATGCGCGCAACATCGCACGCATTTCCGCAGCGTGGAAAGCCCCGCTAGATCAACTGGTTAACTCGTTAACGCCATCCGCTCGCGTGTCCCTCCTGCGCTGCGAGCGTGACCGCCGCCGGTCGATCCCCCATCCCGGCGGCACTTGGGGCGAGGGCTTCGGCTCTCGCCCCCTTTCCCTTCATCGCGTGAGGCGGACATGAGGCCAATCTCCCTCGCCGAGTTCCGCCGTGCGGCTCCCGAGAGTCAAGAGCAAGCCGCCTTCGTTCAGTGGTTCCGGCTTACCTACCCCAAGACGCTCATCTACGCGATCCCGAACGGCGCGCACATGTCAATCACCCAGGCGGTGAAACTTAAGCGCGAGGGTTTGGTCGCCGGGATGCCTGACCTCCACATTCCCCAGTGGTCGCTTTTTGTCGAGATGAAGCGGGCCAAGGGCGGCCGGCTCTCCGATGGCCAGAGCGGAATAATCCGCCATCTTCGGGACATCGGCCACACGGTCATCGTGGCGAAGGGCTGGGAAGACGCAGCAACGCAGATACGGGAGTTCATGGAGTGAGGAAATACGCCGACTGCGCCGCGCGCGGCCTAACCCAGGCGCAGACGGCGCGCGAGCTCGGGGTGTCCAGAGCGTCCGTCAGCACTGCCGCCAAGCGGTACGGATACACCTTCGTCCGCGGACTGGCTGGAAGACCACCGGCCGACTACGTGGGCTGCGCCGCGCGCGGATTGACCAAGAAGGAAACCGCGACCGAGCTCGGGGTGACGTTGTCCGCGGTGGTTGCGTTCAGTCAGCGGCATGATGTGATTTTCGCCCGGCCGGCTGGAGTGCTTCGCGCCACCCTGCCAGCCGAGCAATTCGAGGAATACCGTTACCTCGTCAACCGGCACCGCTACCGCCGCTCCGAGGCCCTGCGCGCCATCGGTCGGGCGGATTTGCTCGCCGTTCCGGTGGCGGCAGAATGATTCCCCTACACTAACAACAGAGCACGGGTGAAGTAATGACAGACGACGCGCAAGTAATTGAAGGCGACGAGCAAGAGGACGATTGGGAGCACGTCAGCGTGTGCGCCCAGCGGATGATTATGGGATGGGACCACGCGGAGATGAAGGACGAGGCCGCGAACATCGTCCGGTACAGCACCGACCGGCAGCGCGCGTACATTTTCGAGGCCCTGTGGGACGAGACGGACGACAGCTTCCGCGCTCGGGCGTTTGCGTGGCTTCAGGGGCGCTGGGCGGAGGCTGGTGCGAATGAAAATTTCTGATCTGAAGCGCTGGGCGGAGGCGGGGAGGAATGAAAATGTCTGATGCTCTCAACGTGAAACTTGATCGCGGAACTCTCAAAGGCGTCTGGAACGTCTTATCTTACCGCGCCGGGGACAAAGGGGAGTGCTGGCCCAGCCTCGAACGGATCGCGCTGGACACCGGCCTCGGCAAATCGACCGTGTGCCGTGCGCTCGATGAATTGGAGCAGATGGGGCTCATCTTTCGCAACAGCAGCGAAGGCGGCGGATCGGCCCGCACGACGGTTTACACCATCAACTGTCCCAGAGCGGGACAGCTAACTGTCCCAGAGCGCGACACGAAAGAAAGGGAAAGAAAGAAAGAGGATGCGTATCGATTAAGCGCGGAGGTTCGGAGGGACCTGGATCGCGCAAAAATGGTGCACCGCCGTTCCGAGGTGAAGTCCACTTTCGAAGCCCTTTGCGTCATGTATCCCGCGGACGTTCGGATCACCGTCCCGATGATCTGCCGAGAGACGGGGCACAAACCGGCCAAGGTCCGGTCTGACATGCTCGCGCTGATGAAGAACATGGATATTGACCTCGACCTCGCTCACGACCGGTTCGGCAAGCACAAGCCCCGTCGCGCAAGACATGCCGGCCGTCTCACGGTTGTGGTTCCGTTCACCGGTAGGGGGCGGGCATGAACCTTCCTCGCCCTCCGATGGCGCACCATACGCTCGTTGCGCTCGCGTTCGCCGGGGTCCGCTACCTTTCACAGCGAACTCGGCTTAGCGAGGAAGCTGTCTTGGACAGGTTTTACACCGAGACTGGCGGGCACCCAGAGCGCGATGCGGCCGACCTTCGGAGGTGGGCCTCGAAAAAGATCTTCCTCATGGACCAACTCCAGCGCGATCCGTTCGCACCCCCAGAGGAAGCCGCATGAGCAACGTCGCCGAAGATTGGCGCGGGGAGCACTTCATACGATCCCTTCCGCGTCCCGTACGTGGAGGAGAGTGCAGCGTGTGCGGTAAGACCCTCGACAAGGACAATGTAAACGGCCTCTGCCGCAAGCATATGCACGCTAGCGGTCGATGCCTCTGCCTACAATGTAGGAGGACCGCATGAACCTTACACGCGCAACCATCATCGGCTTCGCCTTGTTCTTCGCGCTCTGGCTCATGGCGCTTATTGCCGGCCATGCCGCGCCAGCGTTTGCCCAAGAAGCCCCGTTATGCGCCCCCAGAGCTGAAGTGCTCGCCAATGTCGCCTCGAAATACGAGGAGGTGTTGCAGGGCCGCGGATTGGCAGCGGACGGGAACAAGCAGCTAAACTCGGTAATGGAGATGTATGCCAACGAAGAAACCGGCACATGGACTATCCTTCAGATGACTCCTGGCGGAATGGCCTGCCTCGTCGCATACGGGCAATACTGGTCCGCATCGGTGGCTCCGAAGAAGGGAGACCCGGCATGAGATTTGATCCAACCACCCTCATAGCTCGCACCCGCGCCGAGGCGCTTGAGTGCGCCGCGCGCACCGTCGAGAAGCTGGCGCGGGCTGCCAACCTGCATGGTGAGTGGATGGATGGACCGGCCGTTGTGGACGAGCTTAACAACCTCGCCGCTGCCGAGAGGGCCAAAATCCTCACCCGAAGCGAGGGCGACCCCAGGCCAGCCCGCGCGGCTGCGTTCCAAGCCCCCGGAACTGAGTGCCAGTTGTGCGGCGCCCTAGAAGGGGAGATGCATTTCCCCGGATGTCCACACCTGCCTAGGGAGATAAACCCGGACACCGATCCAGAATGGCACGAGGGTCCGATATGACCCATCAGCCGGCGCAGGCGATCCAGTGGAGCGAAACCATCCCGCCCGTGCTGGCGACCTCCATCGTTACCCCAGGCGAAAGCCGCTGGCACTGCCTCATCGTCTATCCCCAACGCGAGGCGCCAACCCGGATATGGCTAGCCGAGCATGGCGTTGAGGCGTTTTACCCTGTCACCATCACGAAGCAGCGTCACCGTGGCCGTGACATTAGCCGGGTCCGCCGCTACCTCCCTGGCTATGTCTTCGCCAGATTCCCAGGCGAGCCGGCATGGTGGCGCATTCTCGGCGACGACCGGCGCAACGTGCGGGACGTGCTCAGGATGCACAACGGCGAGGCCGGGCGGCTGCACGAGGACACGTTGACCCAGCTTCAGGCGATGCGCGAGGTGGATGAGGAGATAGAGGAGCGGAGGCGGATCGCCCGCACCGTCCGCAAGGGTGATCTGGTCCGCATCAAGGTCGGAGAGTTGGTTAACTGGGAAGTGGAGATTGTGGATATTCGCGGGCCGAAGGGTGTGTTTCACGTCAAACTGTTCGGGGCCGAACATTCAGCGGAGGTGGACTTGGACAAATTGGAGAAGCTGGGATGAGCCACAATGGAGAACGGTTCACGTCGAGGGAAATGGCAATGGCGGCATTTCGTGGCGCGGGCCTAGATGTGACGGGGATGGTTGAGATCAACGGAGAATGGCAGCCGGTCGTGCGGGAGGTGGTGTCGGACAAGCAATACGACGCCGTAATGAGCAGCCGAGAAGGTAGGGCCAGTCAGATGTTGTGGTGTGGCGCTTGACTAGCACAAGGGAGACGCATAGGATGCGCGTCGAGGCGGCGAAGAACAACAACAGCCGCACGGTCGGGCCGAGCCTAGCGGCGGCCAAGTCCTACGGTATTCCGGCATGAGAATAGCAATCTTCGGCCTCCATGCCGACACGCAATCCAGCTACCGCCCCGACGAATGGGATCAAGTCTGGCGCATGGCGCACGATCCTGAGGCCCCCCAGGCCCGCCGCATATTCGAGGCACACAGCGAGCCGATCGCCCGCAAGTACGGCGGGGAGGCCTACATCGCCAAGCTGCGCGAGTACGCCGAGGACGAGCTGCTAACAACGTTCTGGGAGTATCCCTTCCACAAGACGCACTCGTTCCCTTCCCTGCGCGCAATGAAGCCGCAGAGCTCGGTTGCGTGGATGTTCTGCGTTGCCGTTACAATGGGGCAGGCCAAGCGGATCGGCCTGTTCGGCGTCGATATGGCGGACGGCGAGGAATACGGCTATCAGCGCCCCGACATGATGGGCCTAGTCGGCTTCGCTAGGGGGCTGGGTAAGGAAGTTCACATCGACCCCGCGTCAAGCCTGCTCAAGTCGCAATGGACTGCCGGCATCTACGGCCACCCCGACAACATCAACGACATGGTCTATCGACTGACCTAGGACCAACCGAGAGGAGTCCGCACCGTGACCGCTCGACGCCCCACTCCGGAGCCGGATGCACGAGGCCCCAAGTCCGATAAGATATGGGCCAATGCCATCCGTCTCGCCGTCATGCGCGAGACGACCGATAAGACCGGAAAGAAGACTAACTATCTCAACCGGTTGGCGCAGAACCTTGTCAATCGTGCAGATGATGGCGATGTCATGGCTATGAAAGAGGTCGGCGATCGCCTCGATGGCAGGCCCGCACAGGCTATCGAAGCCACTGGAAACCTTAACGTTATCATCGCAGCAAGCGACAAGAGCTTCACATGAGCGGTAAGTCCTTGGGGTACGGGATCATCGTGCGGCGCCTCACAGACGTGAGCGGAGGCGTGCGCCGGGTTGAGGAAAAGCATGAGAGCGATTGCGGTGTATTCGCTCACAAGCCCTGTTCCTGCGTAACGGAGCGTAACGCAGACCGTAACGAAGATGACGGAGCGTAACGGATGAGCGTTACAAGCGCCGAGCGTCAGAAGGCATACCGCCTCCGTCAGAAGACGACAGGCGTAGGCGTGGAGTATGTGTACGCGCCCGATCTGGGAGTGTCCGCCTTTGTGGAGCCTTCCGAGCGCAGGCCGCGCCAGATCGACGGGCCAGCCCTGCTTGCGAAGATCGACGCGCTATGGACGGCGCGTCGGATCGACTCCTCTGCGCGAATAGCTCTGAGAGAGCTAATCATCACTCCCTGATGCCCTTCACCCTGACGACCAAGCAGGCTGCCATCCGGGACAGGATAGGCGGCCCGGCGAAGCATATCCTCCTCTATGGCGGCTCACGCTCAGGCAAGACGGCGCTGTTCTGCTATGCCCTCGCGGTGCGAGCTCTGGCGGCGCCAGGATCACGGCACGGCATATTCCGGCTTCATGGGGTGGACGTTAAGCAGTCGATCGCCCTCGATACGATGCCCAAGGTACTCGCCGCGGCATGGCCTGACGGCAAGGTCGCTGAGTGGAAGGACCAGGACGGCTATTTCAAGTTCGGCAACGGGAGTGAGATTTGGCTAGCGGGCCTCGATGACAAGGACCGGGTCGAGAAGGTGCTCGGCAAGGAATTCTCCACCCTCTACTTCAACGAGGCAAGCCAGATACCCTATCAGTCGTATCTGGTCGCGCAAACGCGCTTGGCCCAATCGGTCAAGACGGTAGATGGCTCGATCCTGCGACTGAAGACGTTTCAGGACTTGAACCCGACGACCCGCGCTCATTGGACATTCCGCCTGTGGCGCGACGGCGTGAACCCTGAGGACGAGAGCCCGGTCAATCGCGACTGGTACACGTGGGATCAGGTTAACCCGCTCGACAACGCGGAGAACCTGCCTGAGGACTACATCGAGAGCCTGAAAGCGTTGCCCGAGCGCCAGCGCAAGCGGTTCTTCGAGGGCGAGTACAGCGGCGACGACGACAACGCCCTTTGGCGCCGCGAGATGTTCAAGCGGGTGACGCGCAACGAAAGGGGCGAGTGGCCCTGCGAGATGCGGCGGATCGTGGTGGCGATCGACCCTGCGGCGAGCAACAACGCGGGATCGGACGAAACGGGCATCGTGGTCTGTGCCCGTGGGGCTGACGGAAACGGCTACGTGCTTGAGGACGTGAGCGGGCGCTACCGCCCTGAGGACTGGGCGAAGCAGGCGATTGCCGCGTACCGGATGCACAACGCGGACAGGATCGTGGCCGAGGTGAACAACGGCGGCGACATGGTCGCTGCGGTCATCCGCGCCCAGGACCGCAACATCCCCGTTACCGAGGTGCGGGCAAGCCGGGGCAAGGTCACACGGGCCGAGCCGATCGCGGCGCTGTACGAACGGGGCAAGGTCTTCCACGTGGACGGGCTGCGGGCACTGGAAGAGCAGCAATGCACCTTCACAGCAGACTTTGACCGCAAGGCGCAAGGTTGGTCGCCTGACCGGGTTGATGCCCTGGTCTGGGGCTTCACGGACCTATTCGATTCACTGACGCGCGCCAAGGCGCAGCCGATCAAGTACGGGAAGCTCGCCAATGTCGCGTGACGCCATTCATGGCTAAAAAGAAGAAGGTCACGACGGACGAGCTGCGTGCGATCGTCTCCCGGCAGATCACGCAGGCGCAGTCGTCAACGGCGATCAGCAAGGAACGGGCCGAGCTTTTCGACGCCTACATGGCGGAACCGTACGCGGAAGATGTGAACATTGCGGAGGGGGATAGTCGGGTCGTCTCGACCGACATCAGCGACACGATCGAGTGGATCATGCCGGAGCTGATGGAGATTTTCACGGCGGGCGACAAGGTCGTGAGCTTTGAGCCACTAGGGCCAGATGACGAGGAGCGGGCCGAGCAGGAAACGGATGTGGTCAACCACGTATTCATGCGGCAGAACGAGGGGTTTCTGGTTCTCTACTCGTTCATCAAGGACGGGCTGATCCAGAAGAACGGCTATTGCAAGCGCTGGTGGGACAAGTCCGAGAAGACATCGAAAGAGTGCTATGAGGGCCTGACGCCTGACGAGCTGATGAAGATCGCGGGCCAGTGGGAACAGTCTGGTGCCGAGGTCGAAATCACGGCGCAGCGCATGGATGAGCAGGGCATTTACATCGAGGCCCGCGTTACTGAGCGCGAAGAGCGGATCAAGATCGTTCCGGTTCCGCCCGAGGAGCTGCTTATCCACCCGCGATGGAACTCGATTAGCCTCGTCGGGTGCCCGTTCGTGGCTCACAAGAAGCGCGAGACTGTCTCGTCCCTGATCGAGATGGGGTTCGAGCGCAAGCAGGTCGAGGCGATCGGCGAGAGCTCGGACGAGGAGTTCTCCGAGGAGCTTATCAGCCGCTTCAATCAGCGGGGTTCGGAGGAAGACAGCGACGGCGAGCCTGCCGATGCGTCCATGACCGAGATTATGGTTTACGAGTGCTACGTCTATCTTGACCACGACGGGGACGGCATCGCCGAGCTGCGCAAGGTGACGGCTGCCGGCTCTGGCCATGAGATTCTGCGAATGGAGGACGGCGAGGACGCCAACGAGGAAGTGCTGAATTCGCCCTTCTCGTCCTGGACGCCGATCATCGTTCCTCATCGCCACAACGGGCGCTCTATCGCCGAGCTCGTGAAAGACATTCAGCGGATTCAAACTTCGCTGCGGCGCAACACGCTGGACAACTTCTACCGCAACAACAACCCGACGCGGGAGATTGCCGAGGACGGGATCGGCGAGAATACGATCGAGGATATGCTCGTTCAGCGGCCGGGGCAGATCATTCGCCCAGCACAGCCCGGCATGTACGTCGAGCACACGCCTCCGCAGTTTGCGGCGCAATCGCTGGCCGTGATCGAGTATATCGACACGGTGCGGGAAAACCGCACGGGCGTGTCGCGGCTTTCTCAGGGCTTGGACGCTAACACGATCAACAAGACCGCCCGCGGGCAGGCGCAGCTCATGTCGGCGGCGCAAAAGAAGATTGCACTTATCGCCCGCATCGCGGCCGAGACGGGCGTTAAGGACCTGTTCCGTGGTATCCACGAGGACCTTCGCCGGAACGCCTCCAAGGCGCTCACGGTGCGCCTCCGAGGCACGTGGGTCGATGTCGATCCGCGGGAATGGCGATCGCGCGCGGACGTTGCGGCCAACGTGGCGCTCGGGATCGGCAACGCGGAACAGCAGCTCACGAAGCTGATGCTGATCGCGGATAAGCAGGAGCAGAACTTACTCCACGGCTCGCCGCTCGTGACGCCGAAGAACCTGCACCACACGTATGAGAAGATGGTGGACGTGGCCGGGTTCAAGAATGCGTCAGTGTTCTTTACCGATCCCGACACGGTGGAACCGAAGGAGCCTCCGCCGGACCCGGAGATGGTCAAGGTCCAAGGCCAGCTTGAGATGCAGAAGATGAAGCTGGAGGGCGATGCCGCATTGCGGGAGCAGGATGCGCAATTCGACCGCCAGAACAAGCAGGACGAACTGCAACTCCAGGCGCAGAAGATGCAGATGGAAATGGCCATGGCGCGCGAGAAGATGGAGGGCGAAATGGCGCTCGCCCGCGAGAAAATGTCCATGGAAATGCAACTGGAGCACTGGAAGGCCGAGCAGGAGATTGCGATCAAGCGCGAGGTTGCCACCATCGATGCCGCCGTTGCTCATCGGAATAACGAGATGAAGGACGAAACGGCGCGGGCTAACGGAAAGGACAAGGGCAAATGAGAATTCTAGCGATGCTCAAGCGGCTTTTCCGGCGCTCTCTTTCGGTTGCGGAGCAGCGCCTTTGCTTCAATGGCGAAACCGAGGCCGAGTGGCAGGCTGGCGGGCCGCTTTCGGCCGCTGCGGTTGAGTGGCGACTCCGCTACTATGGGCGGCTGAAATGAGCCTTCCTTACGATGACCGCATCCGTCGCGGGCAGGCCGCCGAGCGGCTGTTGATTGATGAGATGTTCGCCACGGCGGCGCTGGCCGTTGCCATGACAATCAAGGATGAAATGTTCCGCACCGACCCCGCCGACAGCGAGCGGCGTGAGCAGTTATACGCGGAATACAAGGGCTTTCAGCGGGTGCAGGAGCGGCTGGCCGGCTGGAGGGCGGACGGGCAGATGGCTGCCGCCGAAGTGGAAAAAGGGGCTAAAGCGTAAAAGGCGCCGACTTAGACCGCGACGGCACGGACGTTCCTGTCACTACAGGGCTGATGGCCCAGGGGCATTCGGGCGACTTAGTCAAGGTTGCTTTGGTCCTGCCCCCGTTGCGGGTAAACGGGGGCCCCTACTTCTCTTGCGCGGGGCTTTGAAGAAACGAACCATAGCCCCCTTCCGGGGCGTTTTCTAGGGAAAACAGAAATGGACGAAGAGAACTCCAACCCGGAGACGGGAGAGTTGTCGGACGACGATGCCGTTCGCGCCCTTGCGGCAGCGAGGGAAGCGGGGGCAACGGAGGAAGCCGAGCCCGAGGAAGCCGAAGAGGCGGAATCGGAGGAGGCCGAGGAGACTGGACCCGAGGAAGAGGTCGAAGAGGAACCTGTCAAGTTCACCGTCAAGATCGACGGGTTGGACGTGGAGGTCACCCAGGACGAGCTTCTGAACGGGTATCAGCGCGACGCGGACTATCGCCGAAAGACCCAGGCGCTCGCAGAAGAGCGGCGGGAGATTGCGGCCGAGAAGACGCGACAGAAGGACATTACCGCAAACCTGCTCTCCGAGCTCCAGAAGGTTGCGGGCAACGACGCACAGGAACCAGACTGGGTTAAGCTCTCTGTCGATGATCCCCTTGAGTTCATCAAGCAGCGGGCAGCCTGGGATTCGAGCCAAGCGCAGAAGGAACGGGCGCGGCATGAGACTGCCAGACTCGTCAACCAGCAGCGCGCGGAAATCGAAGCCGCCGAAATCGCGAAGCTCCGCGACAAGGTGCCCGAGTGGCGCGACCCTGAGGCCTTCATGAAGGAATTCACCAGCATCGAGAGCGAGGCGGTGAAGACCTACGGCTTTTCGGCGGAAGAAATGCGCAATCTGGTGGATCACCGGGCGCTCTTGGTCCTGCGGGACGCGGCCAAATACCGCGCGATGCAGGTCAAGCAATCCGTCGTGGAGAAGAAGGTCGCGGCAGCCCCTAAAGCCGTCGTCAAGCCCGGCAGCCCGGCCCAGAAGGCCAGTCTGGACACACGAGAACTGGAAGCGGCCCGCAACAAGATACGCACCGGCGGCGATGACGCCGCGGTCCGTTATCTACAGATGAAACGGAGCCGATAATGGCACTTCCCACCAATACCTTCACCGCGTTCGCGGCTGTCGGGCAGCGTGAAGACCTGTCCGACATGATCTACAACATCGCGCCGTCAATCACGCCGATCATGCAGGCGATGGGTCGCACCAAGGCGACCGCCGTCCTGCACGAGTGGCAGACGGATACGCTCGCCACCGTGGATGCCGATAACGCGGTCCTCGAAGGCGACGATGCCACGACCGATGCGGCAACCGCGACCGTTCGGCTTACCAACCGCTGCCAGATCAGCGACAAGGTGGCCCGCGTTACCGGCACGCTCCAGGCTGTCAGCAAGGCGGGGCGCTCTGACGAGCTCGACTATCAGGTCATTAAGAAGACCAAAGAGCTCAAGCGCGACATGGAGTCGAACATCGCCGCGAACCAGATCAAGGTGACTGGCAACTCGACTCTGGCCCGGCGCGCTGCCGGTCTTGGCGCGTGGGTTTCGACCAACACCTCCGCCGGGGCGACCGGCACCGACCCGTCTCCGATCGACGGCACCGACGCGCGCAATGACGGCACGCAGCGGGCTTTCACGGAGGCGCAGCTGAAGGACGTTCTCGCGCAGTGCTTCAACGAGGGCGGCGAGCCGACCACGATCTTTGTCGGTTCCTTCAACAAGCAGGCGTTCTCGGGCTTCACCGGCCGCGGAACGGTTGTCGAGGACGCTTCCGACAAGGCGATCAACGCGGCGGTTGACATCTACCGCAGCGACTTCGGCGTGCTGAAGGTCGTCCCCTCGCGGTTCTCCCGCACCCGTGACGCTTGGGTGCTCGATCCGTCGATGTGGAAGATCGCCTATCTTCGTCCGCTGCACTCGATCCAGTTGGCGAAGACCGGCGACAGCGATCGTAAGCAGCTGCTCGTGGAGTGGACGCTGGAAGCCTGCAACGAGAAGTCTTCGGGCCTCGTCGCTGACCTGACGACATCGTAAGGCATAGGTGCACCAGTGAGCATCTATACCCTTCTGGGCGAGCCGGCGATTACGGCACCCGCGGAAACGACTCTGTTTCCCGCCGCGGGTGCGAATGGCGTCGTCGGCACGGTTACTGGCGCAGTCATGCGCCAGTTTCAGACCAGCGGCCTCGTGGCGGTTACGGCCTCCACCCTGGCACTTTCGGCGGCTACTCATGCCGGCCGCACCACGACCATTGCCCGTGCTGCGGGCATGGTCATTACCCTTCCCGCAGCTACCGGGACGGGGAATGTCTACCGCCTGATTGTCCTTGAAACGACCACCGGCACGACCACGATCAAGGTCAATGCCACTCCCGGCACTGACACCATGTGCGGCAACGCTACGCTGTACCAGGATTCCGGCGACACTGTGGTTGGATTCGCGGCAGGCGCTACCGCAGACACCATCACGCTCTTTGTGACGGCGAATACGACCGGCGGCATCCTTGGCGCCCGGATCACGATCCAGGACGTAGCCGCGGGCCTCTGGCACGTGGATTACATCTCGGATGCCGGCGGCTCCGAAGCTACGCCGTTCTCCGCAACCGTCCCATAAGGAGAACGCAATGGGCCAGCTACCGAATAACTACCGCATTCTGAATGTCAGCATCGCCGACATTTCGACTGCGTCCTCGGCGTGGGTCGTCTCCCCTTGCGACGGCTACATCAAGGAAATCTATAGCGTGATCGACGCAGCCATCACCACGGCGGACGGCGTGATTACCGCGAAGATCGCTACCGTCGCCGTTACCGGCGGCGCCATCACCGTGACGCAGTCGGGTTCGGCTGCGGGTGACGTTGATGTCGTCTATCCGACCGCGCTCAACTACGTGACCAAAGGTCAGGCGATCGAGTTCGCCGCCAGCGGTGCGTGCGACACAACCTGCGTTGGTCGTATCACCGTCGTCATCGCGGACTGATGGAGCCGAAGAAGAGGGGGCGGCCGCCCAAGGTGGCCGTCCCGACTGCACCGGCAGCGGTTCGCGTCGTGTGCGTCGAAAAGAACGTCTGGACCAGCTACGGCCAGCTCTTCCCCGGCGATGAGGCGGAGGTTAGCCCCGCCGAAGCAGCCTCCCTTCCGAACGTGAGGATCATCGAATGAGGAGCTTCGCCACCAGCGCCAAGCACACTGGCGTAACGCAGCAGATCAGCGCCAGCACGACCACGGCCAAGGCGACCAACGCCCTCGGCACGCAGGTCTACATGATCTACGTTCACAATCAGGCCACCGCGGGCGTTGCCTACATCAACCTCGGGCTGACCGGCGGCTCGGCCACGGCGGCCAACGGCTTCCCGGTCGGGTTCGGCCAGGGTCACTACATCCCCTGCTTGCCTGGGCAGTTCGTCCATGCGCTCCTCAGCACTGGCACGGGGACGGTTGACGTGGCGGAGATGACCAACTGATGCCTACGTTCGTTGAACGCGAAGGGACCATCCTCTCCAAGACGACGGTGAAGGATGGTCTCGTGGTCGAGGAGCGCGTCGAGGACGTGCAGCCTATCCTCGACGCCAACCGGGAATATCACAACCACCACGACGGTTATTCCAAGTCGCGCGACTTGCAGCACGTCGCCACCATCCCGGCCATCATCGTTGAGAAGTGGCTCAGGGAGGGTTTCGATGTGTTCAAGTGCGACCCGAAAGACCTTGAGCGGCGGTTGAACGACGGCGGATGGACGAAGCTGCGCACTGGCGGGGGGCGTGTCTGAAATGGCGCTGAGCACGTTCGCGGACATCAAGGCGGCGGTTGCGTCCTCCCTTGCGCGCTCGGACGTGCCGGCGTTCGTCTATTCCCTCGCTCATGCCGAGGTGGTTTCGCGGTTCCGCGTGCGGGAGATGGAGATCACCGGGGCGCTGGCGGTTACGGGCGGCTCGATCTATGTGACGCTGCCGACCGGCTTCAAAGTGATGAGGCACGCCTACATCGGCGGCGACGGCACGATCGAGTCGGATGGATCGTTCTCGGACGGGTTCTCGGACGGATTCGAGACGGAAATTACCTATTCCGCCACCGTCTACACGAAGCTCGATCAGGCGTCCGGGGCGAATGTCTCGGATGCGTTCCTGGAGAGCGGCACGCCCCAGGCATTCGCCATCGTCGGCACCGATACCGGCCCCAAGATGCGGCTCGACTGCGTGCCGGATGCAGACCGGAGCATCGTCTATACCGCCGTGCTCGCCCCAGCGGAGCCGACTGCGGACACGGACACCAACCTGCTGATGAGCACGTTCCCAAGCGCGTACCTCTATTCCTCGCTGCGCCACGCGGCGATCTGGGCGCAGGATGTGGAATTGGCGCAGGTCTATACCGCAGCCTACGAGGGCGAGGCGGCTCGGATCGTTAAGCAGGATCGGGTGACGCGCTACAGCGGTCCGCTGGCGGCCCGAATTGGCTGACGACATCCCCTTCGGCGAGTTCCTTCCCGACTTCCCTGACCTGAAGAATCCGGGCTGCGTCACCGCGGACAACGTGATTCCGCGGCCGGGCGGCTATGGGCCGCAGTATGGGCTCCTCACGCAGTCGCAGGAGGTGCTCGGCCCCATCAGGGGCGCGCGGCTGGGGTTCGGCACGTCAGCGGCCACGGTGCTCGGCGGGACCAACGTGCGACTGTTCAAGATGGTGGGCGGGGTAACTACGGTAACGGCTGTTTCATCGGCGGTAAACACCGGGGAATATTGGGACTTTTGCCAGTTCAACAACATCGTGGTTGCCACGAGCTCGGCGAACAGCCCTTACTATCTTGACGACATCAATACGGACGTGATTTGGTCGGGGCTGCCGGGGAGTCCCCCGAAGGCCCGCTATTGCGAGCGGGTTGGGGACTTCCTGATGCTCGGCAACATCGAAGACCAGCCGCAGCGCATTCAGTGGTCGCCGTTCAACTCCCCCGGCGGAACGTGGGGTGTGGCTCGGCTCACGCAGGCCGGCTATGCGGACATGCCGAAAGACTTCGGCGCGGTGCAACGCATTGTCGGCGGGCGCTATCCGCTGGTCTTTCAGGAGCGCGGCGTCAACCGGCTCGAATATATCGGGCCCCCTCAGGTCTGGCGCCGAACCCCGATCGAGCAGGCTCGTGGCTGCATTGCTCCTTTCAGTGTCGTTACTGTCGGTTTTGTCACGTATTACTTGTCGCAAGATGGGTTCTGGCAGACGGACGGCAACAGCTTTGAACCGATCGGCGGCTCGCGGATTAATCGCTGGTTTTTCGACAATGCGGACGTGGCCACGCTGCCAGGAGTGCACGGGTCGATTGACTTTGAGAACGAGTGCGTGGTGTGGGCGTTTATGTCGCGGTCGTCGCGCTACAACCGGTTGCTGCGCTATTCGTGGTCGGAAAACCGCTGGTCTACGGGAAGCGTGGTTGTTGACAGGCTGGTCGAGGCCGTCACGGGCGGTCTGACGCTTGAGCAGCTTGGTGCGTTGTATCCAGTTCTGGAGGATGTTCCCGCGTCCCTCGACCACCCCCGTTGGCGGGGGCGCAATCGTGCGTTGGCGGGGTTCGTTGACGGGGCGACTCAAACGGAATTCTTCACGTTCACGGGCGACACACTCGAATCTGTGCTTGAAACCGGGGAATGGCAGCCAGTGCCGGCCCGGCGGGTAACGACCAAGCGCGGCAAGGTTCTCGGGGCTGGCGGCCAAAACTGGCAGGTTGCGGCTGTCGCTATCGGTAACGACCGGGTGGAGCATTACGGGGACTATACGGCGCCCATGGAGGGCGGATGGGCGGCGATGCGCGCGGACGGGATGACGGCTCGCGTGCTCGCCAAGGCGCCTGCGGGGGCGGTTTGGACGGACGTGCAAGGCGTCCAGGTTGACCACCGGCCGAGCGGAGGCCGCTGATGGCCGAAAACAGGAGCATGGACCCTCGCCGGGTAACGACGGAAGCGGCGCCGGGCCCGGTCACGCGACAGGCGCAACCGATTGCGCTTACCCCGCTGCAAACGACGGTTTCGACGCTCTACACGGCCAAGGCGGACATGGACTTCATGATCCGGCACATCTGGGCCGCGAATATCGACAGCAGCGCGCGGACGATCACGGTTTATCTGGTGCCGTCAGGTGGCACGGCGGCGGACAGTAACGCCGTATGCAAGGCGTACTCTATCGCGGCGAATACCACGGTTCGGCTCGATTTCCTGACATCCTCGACCTACGGCAGCTTGCTCCAGCCCGGCATGTCGCTCCAGGCGCTCGCCTCGGTGCAGAATGTCGTCAACGTGGGCGGATGGGGGCAGGACATTATCGGGGACGTGATTTGATCGGCGTTCCGGTGGCGTATGTGGACTGGCGCCGGGTTTGGCCGGTTCTAGGGCATTTCGCGATCCGCTCTGGCGGCACAACGACGGCGGAGGCGCTGGCGCTGGAGATTAAGGGCGGGATGCGGCAGCTCTGGATTTGCGGCGACTGGCAGGCGGTTGTGCTGACGCAGGTTCATCCGGATTGCGTGTCAATCGACTTCTGCGCCGGGTTTGGGCGGGAAGATTGGCAGGAAGACGTTGACGAGACAATCCGCGCATGGGCGCTGGAGCTCGGCAAATCCCGAATTAAGGTTCTGGCCCGGCCGGGCTGGGCGAAGTTCGCCCGCGAACGTGGCTACCGCGAGACACATCGCGAATTCGAGAGGACGGTCTGATGGGCAGCAGTGGCGGCGGCGATACCACCACCATTCAGAAGACGGAGCCGCCCAAGTGGGCCATGCCCGGCATCAGGCAATCCCTTTACAGCGGGAAACAGCTGCTGGACGAAGGGGGCTTTTCGGCTGATCCCTACGCTGGTCCGCGGGTGGCCCCATGGGGTCAGGCTAGCTCTATGGCTTACGAGGCCATCAAGGGCATGGGCTCCAATGCCGGCCTGCCCACGGGCGCGCTACAGGGCATGACGGGGGTTGACCCTAGGGTGCAAGCGCTTGCCCGCCACAACAGCCAGCTAGGCGGAATGTCGGACGCCAACCCTGCCCTGACGGCGATGAGCGGCAGTAACCCGCTACTGGCGGCGATGAGTAGGGGCAACCCTGGCGTGGCGGGGTTGGCCGGAGCCGACCCGCGGCTTGCTGCGATGAGCGGCGCCGACCCACGGCTTGCTGCATTGGGCAACGGCAACCCCGGACTAGCGGCGATGGGTAACGTAGACCCGCGGCTTGCGGGGATGAGCAGCGGCGACCCGCGATTGCAGGCGCTCGCAAGAAGCGATCCGCGGCTTGCGGGGATGGCCGGCGGGGATGCCCGTCTGTCGGGGATGACGAGCGGGAACGAAATCTATCGCGACCTTGACAAGGTGAAGCAAAACGCGCTTGGCAGTGCCGTTCCCGCGGCGGTGTCTATGTTCTCGGGCAATGGCATGACCGACAGCTCGGCGGCGATGGATACCGTGGGGCGAGCGGCAACGGAGGCGGTTGCGCCTATCGACTACGGGGCATGGCAGAGCGCGCAGGATCGCCGGCTTAGTGCGATCGGTCAGGACAACTCTACGCGTTTGCAAGCGATGGGGCAGGATGCCTCGACGCGGATGCAGGCGGCCGGGATGGATAACGCCACCCGCTTGCAGGCGATGGACCAGGACGCCCAGCGCAGGATGCAAGCGTACGGCCAGAACGACGCGACGCGGATGCAGGCGATCGGTCAGGACGCAAGCACGCGTATGAACGCGATGGACCAGGACGCCCAGCGCCGCTTGCAGGCATACGGGCAGAACGACGCCACGCGGCTACAGGCGATGGGCCAAGATTCAGACACACGCTTGAACGCGATGAACCAGGACGCCCAGCGGCGGATGCAGGCCATTGGGCAGGACCAATCGACCCGGCTGGGAGCTCTGGGGCTGGACGCTAGCACGCGGCTAGGCGCATTCGGGCAGTTGCCGGACTATCTCCGGGCGTCCTATCTGCCGTCTCAGATGCTTGCGGGAGCGGGGGCGGACTACAACGCGCACCATCAGCAGGGCATCGACGCGAATATGGCCAAATACTATGAGGGCCAGAATCAGAAGCGCGACAACCTCTTGGGGTATTCCGGGCTGGTCGGGAACATGGCCGGATTTGGCGGTTCCGGATCGACCACCGGGCCTAGCGGCCAGCCGAGCACGGCGGCGCGACTTGCGGGCGCCGGCCTTGGCGGCCTCGGCACTTACGGTGCGCTGGCCGGGATGGGGCTCGGTGGTCCGTTGGCGATCGGTGGCGGCGTTCTCGCCGGCTTGATGGGGGCGCTCTAACCATGGCGGGGCTCCGCGGACTGTACGGCGCGATGGGCGGCGGAGCGGGCATCTCGCAGGGGCTGCAGGCCGCCTCGCCGCTACTCATGGCAATGGCGGCCGGGCTCAACAGCGGACAAGGGGCCATGGCTGGCCTCCCCATCGGTCTCGCCGGCATGATGGATCTGAAGAGGCAGCGGCAGGAGGAGGCGGACAAGGCTGCCGCTAAGGCTGCGTATGGCGCGCTAGGGGCCGGCGCCGCGCCGGGAGGCATCCCCGCCGCCATGGGGGCACAGAACGCGCCCACGGGGGGCGTAGTGGGCGGTATGGGGCGGCAGGGGCAGGGCATGTTCTCTCCCGCTGTTCCGGCTTCCGCGTCGTCTGGTGGCAAGCCAGAGATTTTGTTTGCCGAGTTCCAAAAGCACGGGGTTCCCGACCACATCGCCTACGGCGCGCTCGGCAACTTTAAGCAGGAGAGCGGTTTTAACCCGGTCGCTTACAACAAGGGCGAGGGCGCCTTTGGCATGGGCCAGTGGCGCGGCGAGCGCCTCGACAACCTTAAGAAGTTCTCGGCGGCAAACGGGATGGACCCGAGCGACCCAAAGGCACAGGTCGCATTCACAGTGCACGAGTGGAAGACCACCGAAAAGGGTGCGTGGGATAAGATCGCGCAGTCCCGCAATCCGGCCGAGGCTGCCGCGGCAATTGACCAGCATTACGAGCGTTCGTCCGGGCAGCACCGGGAGGCGCGCGTAAAGAACGCGATGGAGCTCGCGCAGGGCTGGCAGGGCCAGTTCGGGGAGGCGCAGGTTGCGGACCCGGCGGCAGACCCGCAGGTGCGGCAGATGCTCGGCTATCTGGCGCAGTACGGCGACTCGCCCCAGGCGGCGGCGGTCAAGGCTCAGCTTGAAATGCGCGTGCAGCAGATACAGTCGCAGGGGCAAGGCCAAGGCCTGACCGACATGCAGGCGGCTCAGCTCGGGATGCAGGAAGCGGCGCAGCAGCCGGGGGCGCTTTCCCCGAAGGATCGCTTCCAGAACGTGCCTGGCGTGGGCCTTGTGGACCTGTACGCCGAGGGAGGCCCAGCGCCGGTTCTTACCGGTACGCAGGAACCGATGTCCGGCGCCGGCAAACTGAAGGCAGACCTGGACGCCGGGCGCATTTCGCAGGCGCAGTTCGACGCTGAGATGTCTAGGGGCAATCTCTCGTTTGAAACCATCACCAACCCGGACGGGACCACGACGACATCGCTGGGCATGGGCAGCGGACAGCGACTCAAGCCGCTCACAGAGGGCCAGAGCAAGGACAACTATTATCTCACGGCCATCGACCACGCCGGGCCGATCCTCGACCAATACGAGGGCGCCCTTTCGGGCATTTCCGCGGTGGGCAATGAGATAGCCGGGATGGTGCCGTTCGGCGAGTTCGCGCAAACCCCGGAATATCAGCAGGCGATGCAGGCTGTAGCCGAGTGGGGCGCTCCGGTTCTCCGCAAGGAAAGCGGCGCTGCCCTGACCGCCCCGGATTATAAGTGGCTGACCGACCGTTACATCCCGGTTGCCGGCGATAAGCCTCAGGTCATCGAGCAAAAGCGGCAGTCCCGCAAGGCCGCCGAGGCTGGCCTTCGCAGCGGCATGACGGACGAGCAGATCAACAGCGTTGCCAAGGCGTTGAAGGCGCTACGCCCGGAATTGAACGAAGACCAGCGCAAGGCGATTGTGCAGGAGACGGCTGGCTATCCCGACGCACCGAAGATCGGCGCCGCCGTCGAGGGCCATCGCTTCGCTGGCGGCGACCCGGCCGACCCGGCTTCGTGGGTAAAGTAGGTGGGGAACCCCTGGGAGAAGTACGCCAAGGCGCGCGTTGAAACGGCTGCGCCGGCTGCCACGGGCAAGCCTTGGGAAACGTTCGCGGCGGCTCGGGGCGAAAAGCCGCAGTGGTCTGCGCCAGAGCTAACGCCCGGCACGCAGGAGATGAACGACCTAAGCACCCGTGCGATGGCTGAAAGCTATGTGCAGGACAACCCGGCGCTTTCGCGTGCGGCATCATTCACGGGCGGGCTTCCGTTCGTCGGCGAATGGACGGACGAGGCGTTGGGCAAGGTAAGCCCCGGCGCTGGGTTCCAACTGGATCAGGCGCGCAAGAACTTCTCTGCGGCCCGTCCGGGGCCGGATGCGGTCGGTCGGCTCCTCGGGGCTGGCGCGGGGGCGCTGGCGACCGGTGGCGCTGGGATTCCGTCCCTCGTGGGCAAGATTCCCGGCCTCGGCGCCCAGATGGGCGCTGGGCTTGGTATTGGCGGGCTGTTCGGGGGCGCGGATGCGGCGTCTAGCGCGGCGGGCGGGGCGGCTCCGGGCGAGCGGCTGGAGGCGGCGGGCGATGCTGCATTGCCGGGGGCAATAGTTGGCGCTGGCGTGGGTGCGCTTGCCCCGGCGGTTGCGACGGGGGCCTCGACCGCACTGCAATATCTCAAAGGCAGTGACGTTTCAGCGATTTCCCAGACGCTCGGGATTTCGCCGAAGGCTGCACGTGCGATTAAGGCAGCGATTGCCGGCGAGGACATGACGAGGGCCGGGGCAGCTATCGCGCGCGGCGGGCCGGATGCCATGCTGATGGAGGGCGGGCCGTCTCTGCAAGCCTTAGGCAAGGGCACGATGGCATCGGGCGGGGAAGCTACCCGGATCATGCGTCAGGCCGTGGATGACCGCGTAGCGGGCGCGGCGGGGCAGATGAAGGGCGCCCTGGACGACACCCTCGGGGTTCCGGCCGGACGTGCGGACCTTGCGGCTGGCATCATGAAAGCCACGAAGAAAGCGCGCGGCGCGGCCTATGACGCAGCCTATTCCACGCCCATCGACTATTCGAGCCCGGCCGGTCGGCGGATTGAAAGCGTGCTGGCCCGTGCGCCGGCCAAGACCATGAATGCGGCCATCGCGAAGGCGAACGACGTTCTGAAGTGGGAAGACGGCGCCAAGCAGATAATGGCGACGGTCGGCGACGACGGGGCGGTGGCGTTCAAGGAAATGCCGAACGCCATGCAGATTGACGAGATAAAGCGCGGCTTCGACAAGATCGTCAAGGACGGGACCGACCCCATCACGGGCAAGGTGTCGAGCGATGCTGCCTTTGCCTCGCGGGTGGCGAAGGAAATCCGCAACGCCCACGCGGCAGCAAACCCGGCATATCGGGACGCGCTGCGCACCGGCATGGACACGATCCAGAGCACCGAAGCGGTGGAGACCGGCTACAAGGCGCTGACGACCACGCCCGAGCTGCTTTCGCGCTCTCTTGGCGGGCTGAACAAGGACGCGCGCAACGCGGCCAAGCTCGGCGCGCGGCAGTATATTGACGATCAGATGTCCTCCGCCCGCGCGATCATGTCTCGGCCCGGCATGGGCGAGGACGGCATCGGCGAGGCGCAGAAGGCTATCCGTGACCTTTCCTCGCGGCGTTCGCGAGACAATCTGAGACTTCTCGTGGGCGGGCCGGAAGCGGACAAACTGCTCGGCCAGATAGACGAGATGAAGACAGCCTTTGAAATTCAGGCGGCGATGTCGCGCAACAGCGACACGGCGGTCAATCAGGCGGTGCAGGCGTCCGTTGACGCAAGCACGGAGCGGGGCGTCGTCGGGAAGTTGATGGAGGGCTCGCCGATCAATGCCGGAAAGCGGTTTGCGCAACTGTTCACTGGGGCGACCCCGGAGGCGCAGGAAGCGGCTAAGGCCGGCATCTGGACTGAGATTGCCAAGACGCTGACGAGCACCAAGGGCACGGAAGCTCGGCGTGCGCTCAACCTGATAAACGTCGCCCAATCGGGCCAGCGGTTGACCGAGCAGCAGGCGCAGGCGGCGGGACGGTTGGTGGCTACGGTTCTCGGTGCGGGCGCGTATCGTGAAGGAACCCGAGCGCTATCCCCCCGATAGCGACACAGGCGAGCCCCAGAAGCCCAGCGCCTAACCCGAAGTCTCGGATCATGACCTTGAGGGTGTATCCCACCATCAAGAGGAACCCGAAGCTACCCAGCACGAAAAGTACGGCCAACACGCGGCGGATGATTTGCATCCGCGCATAATGCCCGTTTGCCCGGAGAAAATCAACGATGGTCAAAAACACCCTGTCCGCTTGGTCAACGACCGCGGCCAACAACACGGACGTGGGCGGGATTGCCATTGCCGAGGGCATGGCGACCGCGGACGTAAACAACGCCATCCGCGAAGTCATGGCGCAACTCGCAGCCGATTTCGCTAGCAACGCATGGCAGACGACTGGGGTTGCCGCCCCTGACGACAACCTCAACAGCATCGTTGAGAACGGAATTTACTCATATACGAGTGCCGCTACGAATGCGCCGGACGGAGTCGCTGCCGGCGCGGTTCTCCACGCGCAACCGAGTACCAATCGCGGCTGGCAGATTTCCGCCCGCTCAACCGTCAACGCGAATCCGAACCTGCATTGGCGCGAGCTTACCGGCGACGGATGGTCAACGTGGCGAGAGATTTTCCACTTCCCGGCCGCGGGAACCGGCCTCCTGAGCATCACCAACGGGGCGCTTGTATTCAGCGCCGACGAGGATGCCGGCCTCATCGCGTCCGAAGCTACATACGGATTTTCCGCCCGGTCGAATGGGCAGGTCAATATTTCCAGAGCGGACAGTACGCCCCTTTTCGTCAAGCGCGGCAATGACGGCACGCTTTTAGCGCTGTATAGCGGGACAACGCTTGCCGGTTTGGTTACGGTATCCGCTGGCGTCGTCACCTACGGATCATTCTGCGGGTCGCACTGGTCGCAGTTCCGCAGCCTCGCCCGCCCTAATGTTCTCCGCGGGACGATCCTAGAGACTATCGACCGGCTCTGCGAATGGGACGATGCGACCGAGGACGTGCTGCCACAGGTCGCCATCGCCAGCGTGTGCTCGCCGTCCGTCTATGGTGTCTTCTCGCATTGGGACGAGGGCACGCGGGATCTTCACGTGGCGTCCCTCGGGGCGAACGTCATCCGCATCGCTGCCGATCAGACGGTCAAGCGCGGCGACCTGATCGAAGCCGGACCGAACGGCTGCGGAGTGGTGCAGAACGACACCGCATTCCGCTCGTCAACGGTCGCCAAGGTCACTGCGGCGCTCAAGTCCGAGACATACCCGGACGGATCGTACCTCGTTCCCTGCACCCTCCATTGCGGTTGATCCATGGCACAGATTTCCAGGTCTGAGTTCGACTCCCTACTGGCCGCTCTGGTAGAGGACAACACCGTTAAATCCATCACGCCGACCGACATGCGGACCGTCTTCGATGGGCTGATGGACAGCGTGACTTGGTATGACGAGAACGACGCCGGACAGGCGCAGGTCTTCACCGGCCCGATTTCGTTCAGCGGGACCGATCACCTCGGGCTTCGCCATATCAACCTGACGACGACGCAGCGCAACCTCCTCTCGCCATCGAACGGCGATACGATTTTTAACACCTCGGCAAACGAAATTCAGGCCTATATCACGGGCACGGGATGGGTGGCCATGGCGCCCGTATCCGGGGGCGCCGGGTCGCTTGACAACGTCGTCGAGGACATCACCCCGCAATTAGGCGGCACCCTAGACCTGAACGGCTTCCTGGTGGGCGCGGCCACGGCGGCCGACCTCGTCAAGCTCAACGCGCTCACTGCTACCGCGATCGAGCTCAACTATGTCGATGGCGTCACTAGCGCCGTTCAGACTCAGCTTGACGCCAAGGTTGCCGCAGCCAGCCCGACGTTGACCGGCACACCCCTGGCGCCAACCCCGACCCTCGGGACGGACACGACGCAGATTGCCACCATGGCGGCGGTGCAGGACGCGCTTGCGGCACGATCCTGGTCAGCGTCTGGCGGCTCGTTCCCCTCGGGCGCCCTCGCCGGCTGGCGCTACCGCAGTACGACGGCGGGCACGATAAACAGCGTCACATTCGCGGTGGGCGACGTAATCGAAGCGCTTGGGGATGGAGCGTCAACGACCGTTTTCGCAACGCATTGGGCGCGCGTCAGCGCGACATTCCCGGTCGCCTTCGCCTTCACTGATAGCGACACAGCCGTTACGGTCGGCCTGATGAAGTTCGGTATCCCGGTTGGCCCCGAGCTCGCCGGGGCGAACATCGTCTCCTTTCGGGTCAACGTCCACACAGCAAGCCCGGACGGAGCGACGACTTTCACGGTCAATCGCCGTCGTTCCGGCACCTCGGTCGAGGTGCTTTCAGCCGACCTCTCGCTTGCCACAAGCGGCTACACAGCCGCTACCACGGCGATCAACACGTCAAACGATGACTTGGCAGCGGGCGACATGCTTTATCCCGAAGTCTCCGCCGTGCCCACCACAGCCCCAACTGGGGCATCGGGGATAATTTCCGTCCGGTGGCCATGATGATGATGATGGTTTTTATCAGCCCGGCTCGTCCGGTGCTGGTCGTCACCGTCACCGAAACCACGTTCAGCGTGAATAGATATTCTGTCGTTACTTCGGACGGCACAACGGTTACTCGGAGATAGACAATAAATGGCAAACAAGATCTTCGCGTTCCCGGTTTCAGCCGGTATTGAAATATCCGGCCTCGCGCCGGGCGCGACGGTCGCCTTGTCTGTGGTCGAGGATCAACTGCCGCCGAGCCCGCACTACATCGGGACGATTGACGATTCCGTGCAGATTGAGGGCGACGTTGACGGGATCGACCAACTCACCCCGGCAGCCATCATCGGCTCTACCGTAGTCAACGCAACCATCACTCCATACGTCGGCACCTATACCGCCGGAGCGACGACAACGCATTTCCTCTCCTACGTCGACGCGACCGACGAAGAGGTCGTTTTCGCCGAGGACTTCATTACCTACCAAATCCCCCTCGCGCTCTGGCAGGCGACGAGCAGCATTCGCCTTGGCGTGACGGTCACGCTAGGGGGGTTGACAGAGACGTTTTACTCCAGCGTCAACGCGGTCACGATCTCAGCCCCGACTGTCATCGCCGCCATCCCGGCGCAAATCTATGACGAAGACGACGGGGATCAGACCATCAACGCTGCATCCTATGTGCAGGTTCTCGGCGACCCGTCGCTCGTCTCGGTAACATGGTCGGTTGCTGGCACCGAGGCGACAATCGACAGCGCGACCGGAGTTGTCACGCTCGGCACCGTGGATAGCCGTTTCGGCCCTGTGACGGTGACGGCAACGAATGCCGGCGGTCCGGCGCTGATTGTCTTCGACGTGACCGTTCTGGAAGCGGACGCCCCCGCCCCCGCGGACCAGACCATCTATTTCGGCGCCCTGACCCCGACCGGCGAAGGAGACGCACAGGCGCGGGATGCCGATGGCGCGGCCATCAACATCACCTCTATCGACAGCCAACCCGCAGCACGCTGGGCGCTGTCGTCGGGCAAGCTCGTCTATACCGGCACCGGCGGGATGCTTTCGGAGCAGATCACTGCGACCGTGGACAGCGAGAGCGTGACCATCAATGTAGTTGTCGTGCCGCGCATGGTGTCATGCTCCACAGCGACCGAGTTCACCAACGTCTCTATGACGCCCGCCGGGACCGGCGACTTCACCATTCAGCTTCGCGCCGGTGTGACGGTTACTATGGTGCAGTTCAACGCCAAGGTCTGCGGTGTCAGCGGAACGCCTCGCGTTATCGCGGGCACGCTAACCGTTACCGGCGAGATGGCGGAGGGGCTTCCTGCGGCGCGCGTCGAGGGCGTCGGTTCGCTGTGGATGACCGGCGGAACGTTCGTTCTGTCGAATCTATTGACCGAGATTGCGGCCGGGCGCTCGGAGACGGTCGATGGCAGCACGGTGGTTCTTACGCTAGATCGTGCGCCGACGACCGACGTTATCCTCGACGGGATCGTCAACGTTGGGAACGCAACGACCCTATCCGGCTGGCCGGGCGTCACGGCCGGCGGTGGCGGGGCCAACGATTACGGCGTCGACACCTGGGGCTCGCTCCTGCGCGTCAACAGCGTCACGGGCACCTTCCGCGAGTACGCCTACGGCGCCCCGGACATCGTGACGGTGCGGGGCATTCCCCGCGTGCTCCTGGGCATCCGCCTTATCAGCGGCAGCACCTATGAGATGCAGATTTCCGACACGTCCGGCACCGACCACGGGATAGGAAACGGAACCGTCACCGCGGCCAATGAGAACACCAACGGCACCATCCCGATAGGCGCGTCAGTAGTCGGCCTGGACGGGGCGACGGCGACTGTCCTTGCTTCGCCAGCTGGCGTTACCGCTGCCGGCGGCTTCCTGTCCGGCGCGGCCTCCTACACCTATCAGGTTCGCGGGCCGAGGTGGCTGGGCAGCGCGAACGCCACCGGGGCGCTTGCCGGGAATATGATGCGCAACCTCACGATCCGCAATTGCGACGTGGGTGGCGTGCGGTCAGTTCTCCACTGCACCGCAATTAACCGGGTAATCATAGAGCAGAACCGGTTTCACCACTTCAGCCAGGACTTCATCAAGATAAGGAACAAGACCGGCCAGAACTTTGAGCTGATAATCCGCCGGAATGACTTCTATTCTTCCATGTCCAGCGCCGATGATCTGGGCGGGGATCACACCGACTATATTCAGATATTCGGCGACAGCGGCGGCTTCTGGCCGAATTTCCGTATGCATCACAACCGCATCCTCTGCAACGCCCGCGGCGACGGTCAGGGGATGTTCAACGGGAACGGCACCAACTCGCTTTCGGTCGGGCAGCTTTTTGGGAACATCATCATTCTATCCGGCGGCGGTAACGGTATCTCTCAGGTACTAGGCTCTAACAGCCAAGTCTGCCACAACACGTTGATCCTTAACCAGAAAATCATAGGGCTACCGGCGGATTGGAATTCGGGAAACCTCCAGAAGGGTTCTCAGTTCAACATCACGAACCTTGCCGGGGCCGTGAATACATATTCCGGATGGAATGCCTGCCGGTTTTTCTCCTCGGCGTCGGTCATAACGGAAAAGAACTTCGGTACCGGCGGCAACACGGCCAAGACGCAGCTTGAGATGGTTGCCGGCCTTGGCGGCGGCCGTCCGCTGTTTTTCCAAGACTTTGACGACATGATGGAGGGATGCGCCACCATCCTGACCGGCGCGGACAGCAAGGCCGGGGCACTCGGCTCCAATTCCGACTGGTCGCTGTATCCCTACCGGGTCACGACTGATGACGCACACTTGCCGTTTACCCTCGACTATGAGCCCGGCACAGCGCCCGCAGAAACCCCTTTCACCCTTACGTCGCCGGATGCTGTGGGCACCAGCGGCGCGACGTTCCAAGGGACTGTAACCGTAAACATCGCGGGCGGAACCGGCTATTGGGCGCTCGTGCCACTTGGGGCGACCGCGCCGGACGCGGACGAGATCATCGCCGGCACGGACGGGGACGCCAACCCGGCATTCAGTTCCGGGACGTTCTCCGTAGCTACGGCCGGTGTGAAGACAATTCTTGGCGCGGCCTCAGTCGGCGACTGGCTTTGCTACATGGTGCAACGTTCCGGCCCAGACACAACGCCCGTTGTCGATTCCGGGGCGTTCTCCATAGCCGCGCTGACCATCGCCTCGCCAACCGCGGTTGCCGTGGGGTCAACCGGATGGGCGGGGACCATCTCGGTCGCCAGTGAGGCGGGCACCGTCTATTGGGTTCGGTATCCCTCAAGCGCCACGAACCCCAACGCCACACAGATTGTTGCCGGCACGGACGGCGACGACGTGGCAGCGACAGCCTCAGGCAACGCCACAGCTACCGCGGGAACCATGAACTTCTCGGGCGCAGCCGCTACGGGAACATGGGAAGTCGCCTATGCACAGAAGGACGGAGGCACGCTCTCCAATGCCGCAATCTCAGCGGCCTTTGCGGTCTCAGATAGCGGGGCAACAATGCCAGTCGAACTATTCACGCCCGTCGTCGCGACGGGGAACAACACGACCACCACCGAAAGCCCGGAGTTTACTCCGGTCACAGGCGGCACGCTCGCTTTTGCGCTTGCAGCAAGCAACCACACCACCACCACAGCCGAGCTCGTCCGCACCGTGACGATTGGCGCGCCTGGGCGCGGAGCGGGTCAGGGGACTGTGTTGACCTATCTTGCTGGCGGCTGGTTTAGCCGCAGCAACAGCGCGATTTACACGTATGCCCCTTCGTCAACAGGCCCGCTCACACTGCGGGTGGAGTGGACCTCGTCCAAACGGGCCTGCACGCTCTACGGCTGGTACCTGCCAAACACCGATGGCACCGGCGCGGTGGTCAACCGGTCGCTGTCTGGCGGCTCCACCCTCACGAACACGCTAACCACCACGGCGGCAAATTCGCTCGTGCTGCACCTCGGGGCTACCACGCTCGATACGGCCATGACGGTGACGGGCGTTACCCAACTGGCGACCAGCCTAGCCGGCAGCGGCTCCAACGTGATTACCTCGTGCGTCGGCTGGGAAACAAAGGCGATCGTCAGCAACAGCGTGGCATCGTTCGCCTGGGGCGGCGCGACCGGAAACCGCTCTGGCGGGTCGGTTGAGTTCTTCGCTTCCGCTCCTGCCGCGCCCGCCAATGTCATCCTGCCGGCCATCACCGGCACTGGCCTGACCGCGGCATCGCATACGGTGTCCACGGGCACTTGGAGCGGCACGCCAACCTCCTACGCCTACCAGTGGAAACTGAACGGCAGCAACGTCGGGACCAACGCGAACGCTTACACGCCCGTGTCGGCGGGTTCCCTGACTTGCGTTGTCACGGCGACGAACGCTGTCGGCTCCACCTCGGCGACTTCGGGCGCCGTGACGATCACGGCAGTGGCGGTTCCGGTCAATTCGGTGCTTCCGGTCATCTCGGGCACGGGCGTTACCGGAGCCTCGCATACCGTCACGACGGGCACCTGGAGCAACACCCCGACCGCCTACGCCTATCAGTGGAAGCTGGGCGGTGGCAACGTGGGCACCAACGCTAGCGCTTACACGCCCGTGTCGGCGGGTACGCTTACCTGCGTGGTGACGGCCAGCAATGCGGGCGGAGCGGGCAGCCCTGCGACGGCGGCGGGTGTGACGATCAACGCGCCCGCAGCATTCGAGCCGGTGTTTGTGACCAGCTATTCCGACAGCACCACCGGAAGCACGGTGGTGGAAACTCCGAGCTTCACCCCGCTCGCCGGGCAGCCGCTCATCATCGTTGTGCATGGCTTAAACGACAGCAGCACCACGCGTCAGCTCGCGCTCAAGGTGACGATCGGGGCGCCCTCGCACAACCACACGAGCACCACAGCGCAGACCGAAGCTGTGGGCGGGAATAACGCCCGGAACACGGGGGCGATCTTCTTTATCGAGGCCGGCGACGTTGTTGCCACGCTCTCTACGGTCAAGGTTGGCTTTAACGACGGCGTGAATGCTGACAGCAAGCGGGCCGTAGACGTGTCCATCTGGCGCGTTCCTGGCGCGCACGCAACCGCGGCGCTGGGGAATGTTGGCGAGCTCGGCTCAGGCGCCGCGCAGTCGTTGGCCCCCGCCGTCACTACCGGAACAAACAACTCGATTGTCTTCTACTCGACCGGGGTAACGCAACCGGCCACGAGCGTAACGGTAGCGGTGGCCGGGGCAACGCAACTCCGCAACGCCGCGACCGGGACAACGAATGCGTCCGACTTCGTGGCGGTGGAGGCCTGGGAAACTACGACCACGGCAGGCGCGTACAGCGCCACGCTTACTTGGACTGGATCGACGCCCCGTTTCGGTGTGGGCGTCGAGGTGAAGCCGGACACGGGCGGAACCGGCATCGGTTACATGGTAATTGGCTCAACATTCGAGGTGGCATGATGACTGCTCAAAGCAAGACGACCCTTAAGACCTACTTCGAGACTTCCGACGTACCGACAGCGGCTCAGTTCACCAATCTGATTGACAGCTATGTGCTGTCTAACACCACTCAGGGCGGAACCGGCGCGGTGGCAATCGAGAATATGGTCAAGATTTCCGCGGCGAACTATGCGGCCCTCGGGGCTCCCGACGCCAGCACGTTCTATGTGATTGTCGGGTAATGGCTACCGTATACGTCCGCAAGACGGGCAATGACTCGACCGGAACCGGGTCAACCGGCAACCCGTACCTGACGATCACCAAGGGGCTAGACAGCGCCCCGGCCGGCACCGTCATTGTGGGGAACGGAACCTATAACGAAGGGTTCTGGATGGACACCGGCCAGACGCTACAGGCCGAAAACACGGGGCTAGTGCTTGTCCGTGCTTCGTCCGGGAACGCCATCAACGGCAACGGTATCAACAACGTCGTCATCGACGGCTTGGACATCAAAACCACCGGCAACCACGGGATCGAGATTCAGAATTCGCACCATATCACGATTCGAAACTGCATCTCGCATGAGAATCCTAATTCAGGCATCTCCCTGCCGTGGGGCGAGTTCTTCACCGTCGAGGATTGCGTCTGCTACGGCAACGGTCGCGGCGGCTGGTTCTCAGGCATCACCATGTATCAGTCCCGGAACATCACCGGGGACACGGTCACAGCCGGCCCGCGCAACATCATTCGCAACTGCCTCGTCTACGATAATTGGACGACCGGCGGCTCGACCGACGGCAACGGCATCCTCATGGACGACTGGCAGCACACCCTGTCCTACGGGCCGAACCCGGAGGATTGGCTCGGCATCAGCTACCCCTATGGCGGACTGGTCGAAAACTGCGTTGCCTACGGGAACGGGAACAAAGGCATTGGTATTACTTGGTCCGATCATATCGTTATCCGAAATAATACCTGCTACAAAAACGGCATAGACGGCTCTCAGGGCACATGGCGCGGCGACCTGAGCAATCAGGCGGGCGTGAATAATACATTCGTCAATAATATTTCTGTCGCCGACAACTCGGGTGCGGGTCAGTGTTCCTACAATACCGCGATCGGCAACTATGCCGTAGGCAGTAACGGGGAAGCTTGCACCGGTACGATCTGGTACAATAACCTAACGTACAACACGAACAGCACCGGCAGCTCAAGCTTGAATATCGACGGCCCCGGGTGCGTCACGCCTACCACGGGTAACGGCAACATCCTTGCGCAAAACCCGGACTTTGTCGGCGCGCCAACCGACTTGCACTTACAGGCCACATCTCCCGCGCGGAACGCCGGCACCGCTACTTATGGCCTGCCGAGCTTCGATGCTGAGGGAAATACGCGCGTCGTCGGCGGCACGGTTGACCTGGGGCCATACGAATACGTCTCGTCATTCACGATTGACGATGCGGACGCACTGAAGGTCGGCGCGTCTACTGTCACGGCTGTCTACTACGGCAGCGCCCTGATATGGGGGGCCTGAATCCCATGCGCGTCGGTTTATCTCTCGGCCTCAACCCGGCGCGCAGTGCGGGCGGCGGAAGCGCCCCCACTAACTCGGTCCTTCCGGCCATCACTGGCGTGCATGAGCCGGGCGTGCAGCAGACATGCAGCACGGGAACGTGGGCCGGCGCGTCCAGCTACTCATATCAATGGAAGGAAGACGGCGTAAACGCCGGGACAGACTCCAGCGCATACACCCCGGCGGGGGCGGTAACGTCCCTAACGTGCGTTGTCACGGCCACAAACGCGGGGGGCTCTGCTTCCGCAACCGCCGATGGCGTGCGGGTTGCAGCCTTCGCGCCAACTTCGCTTTTCGCAGCGATTTCTGACACCACCAGCGTTGCGACCGTACGGGAAAGCGCCTCGTTCACGCCGCTCGCCGGGCACCCGATCATCATCAACGTCACCGCGAACAACAACAGCTCGACCACGCGGGAGATTGCCCTAGTCGTCACTATCGGCACCGCGTCAAGGGCAACGGGGACCGGAACCGCCCTTACCAAGATCACCACCGCGCACGGGTTCAACGGGCGGCAATCCATCTCGGCCTACGCCATCGAGGGCAACATCGTTACCGCGACGGCGCAGACGATCCAAGTCAGCTTTGACGACGGCGTAAACGCGGACACCCCGCGTTCCATCCGCTGTTCCGGCTGGCAGATTTTCAACGGTCACGCCACGAGCGTAGCCGGGGTAGCCACCACGGAGGCAGCAGCCGGCGCGGGCACAACCCTTGCCCCAACGGTAACGACGGGCACTGCGGGATCGTTGGTAATGCACGTCGGCATTGTCAATTTCTCCACGGGCATGAGTGCAATTACCACCGCGGGCGCCACCGAGCTGATTAACGTCGCAACCGGGTCAACTAACGCGGAAGACCACACTGAGCTCGTAGCGTGGGAAGCGGCTGCGGCGACCGGCGCTTATGCCGTGTCGTGGACTTGGACCACAGGATCAGGCCGGCGCGGAGCGTCCATCGAGGTCAAGCACGCCTGACGTTCACGATCTTAGACCCTAAGCACACCCCGTCGCGGGGCAGGCTCCCCGCGATCAACGGGATAGCCTGCCCTCACTCAATCGCCACGCGATAGGAGGGAGCATGTAAAATGCCCGTTCCAGAAGAGTCAAGAATCGTCCGCCGGAAGGACGCACATCTAGAGGTGTTAAGAAATGCGTACACCCCGGCGGAACTTAACGAAATATTAAGGGACATTGGGCCGGGCATTGACGACTGGCGTGGGCGTAACAAGGTTATCGAAGAGTTCATTTTAGAGCGGCGGACATGGCGACTTGCTTGGAAAACCTTTTTGCGGGTGCTGGGATGGTTTACGGCGATCCTCATAGCAATGGCGACCCTAAGAAACCTTCTACCCCCAGGCGCGTGGCCTTGGTAGTCGGTCGCGCCGTCGCTGCCTCTTGGTGGCGTCAGGCGGTTGCCGGCTTCCTTTTGGCGGCGGTTGTCTACATCGCAATCGCGCCGGCGGTGGTGCCCTTCGTGG